ATCGTTGGTGGCGATGTACTGCTCTGCAAATTTAATCTGCTTTCTGGTCAGACCATAGTTTTCTGATCTGGCATTCTCTGGTGTGTCGTACTGACCCTTGAGCTTATCTTTCTCGTCGTCTGTCAAAGTTATGATACTCCTTCTTTTATAAATATATTATACATAGACCCGGAGGGAAACACAAGAAAATTAAAACCGTGACAAAAAAACACAGAAACTCTATATATTACCGAAGAAATGTCACGGTTTTAATTCTTCAATGATTTGAATTAGTTATTAATGTTTTAGTGTTTAGTCAGATACGATAAATACCAAAATATCGTATCTGTAAAAAAGAGAACACAGAAAGGGACTTGCAAACTCTGAAGAATCATGATAACCTGCTGTTTAAGCGACGGGGAGAAATATATAATATATTATTAATAAATATATTTATATAAATATGTATATAAACATTATATTAATATAATTGTTAATATAATATGTTATAAGTTATATACTATAATTATTAATAAATACCGCGCCAAAACCCCATTTTTAAAAAATTGCTCCGTTAGTGGGGGTCCCAATATATATACAGACACGCTGCATAATTTTTGCTACCCCGGTCAAGAACAAACCGTGAACAGAATGTGGCAAAAGAACAAAACGTGAACGCGCCAAAACTGGCACAGCTTTTGCATAGATTGCCGATCAATCTAAACCCTTCAAATTAATTTCACTTTTCTGCAGAAATAATGCATTATTTTGTGGACAGCGTTATCAAAATACTATCTAATTCTAATTGTCAGCGACGCCCTTGTGGCAAGCGACTAGGGGCAGGAACCCAATCCGCCCTAGAGCTTATGAAACTGCAAAGCGGTTTCGCTGGCATTTCCCTAAAACCAAGTAAGGAGTAGCATATCGTGCTACATCATAGACTATACAAGAAAGCTCTTAGTGGTATCCTGTTCTCGGATGTCCAAGGCGATGGCTTGAACGCCTATCGTACTTGGAAAATCAGGATCGCTCTTTCAGCAGCTGTTCGTCTAGGTTGGATCGAGAAGGGTTGGATAACCCATTTCGAGAAGACGCTATGGCAAGATGCTAAGCTGATCATAGAACAGGGCGAATGGACCGGAACGATTGCCGATTTGATGGCTTATCGTTTCTGGATATTCTTCACTGATAAAGCTCGGGACATTTACACTGAACTAGGCGTCAAGTACCGAAAAGACCCAGATAATGAGAAGTACAAGCACGACAATCTAATCTGGTCTGACAGTGACAAGATTGCTGAAGAGGCAGAAAAACGTCGGGCAACAACGCCTTGGGAACGCCAACTAGAACGTGCCAAGCGTGTAGCTTAACAATTTAGGGGACGATGCGGGGGAAGGTAAAGCAAAGCCTTCCCCTAATTCGTTTGATCATCATGCAGTATTGTCTTAATCCTAAGAACGACAAGCCAATCTTGATCGACGATGGTACACTGGATTACGTGATCCAGTTACCTAGTGGACGACAAGAGCGTTTCAATCGTGAGTATGTGCTCGACACATATGGCGATTGTTGCTACGCCACATTGGCTCAACTACTAGCAGAGGAGATTGATGATTAGATATAGTATCATTGCCATGTTCATTGGTGGGTATCTGTTTGCACTACTTGCCATTGTTCATATGATCTTATCATAACAAGAGTGGGGAACAGGCTAATAACCTGTTCTCCTTTTGTTCTTCTTCTGTTCTTTTGTTCCCTTTATGTTCTATTAAGTCATGACTGCAATCGTTAGCTCTAAAAATCATGACTGCAATAGTTAGCCATGACTGCAACAGTTAATAGAACAAAACGTGAACAAATCATATACATATATAGAACATGACTGCAATAGTTAGTAGAACAAAACGTGAACACAACATATGGTGTCTATACTCTGCGAGGGACAACATATAGGTCAAACACTTTATTAATTTATTTTCAAATAGTTGGCATGATTATTGCACCCTTGCAGGTTTTGTGCCAAATACTCTCCGTCTTCTCTATACAAGGGGCAAAAATAATTTATACAAAAATACATTTTCTTGTTGACATGCCCCCACCCCCTCCCCTATTCTCCCCTAGTCTTAACAACTAACAGGAAACCACCCTCATGCCCTTCGATAATCACGCCACCTTGTTTGACCTAGACGACGCCATCGCTGACTACAAGCGCCAGCACGGGGCCAAGCCTAACGGGTTCATCATATACCGTGGCCCGTCTGTACTAGATGGCAAGCCCATTGTGGTGGTGGCCATACCTAAGTCTGGAAATAGCAAGACAGACAGCATGCTCCAGACGTTTATCATGCGCTCCGATGTACCCCCGTTGGATGCACTAAAGAGCGGCGACGATTACAGCGTTTGTGGCGATTGTTTGGCGCGCCCCTCAAATCAAGGGTGGTGCTATGTAAACGTGGCACAATCTGTCAACATGGTATACAAGTCCCTGACCCAAGCCCCTATCATTCGCAAAGGGGTAGACACCGGGAACACGTACAAGCCATATTGTGATATCTCTGACAATTGGCTGGCCGTCACCTCGCTAGGCACAGACAAGGACAATCGCCTAGGTACATATGGTGATCCAGCTGCAGTACCTCTTGAGGTATGGCACTATCTAAACGCCTGCGCCCATGGCTGGAACGGGTACACCCACCAATGGCGCACTTGCTCCCCGGCCTATGCTAAATATTGCATGGCCAGCATCGACAAGCCATGCGACACCCTTACCGCTGAAATGATGGGCTACCGTTGCTTCATTGCCCACGTGCAAGGGGAGGACAAGCCCACAGATACCGCCCACAAGGTGGTTACCTGTCCCGCTGATAAGCAAGTGCACGGGAAAGCCCTTGCCAGTTGCAAGAGTTGCCTAGGGTGCGGCGGTACAGGTGGGCGCGGCACCACCCACCGCTCTATCACGGTACACGGTACAGGGTACAAGGTTAAAAAGTATCTGGCATGGCGGGAAGCGGGATAAAAATAAAAAAAACTATTGACAGGGGGAAACACCCTAGAGTATATTCCCCCTTGTCACCCACTCTTAACAAGGACCAAGACAATGGCAATGGCAATGGACAAGCAAGACATCAAGGACTTGTTCGACAGTCACCTAGATATGACCCTCCGGGAGTTGTCCCGGATCACGGGACGGACTGTCAGAGAACTTCAACACATACTCATGGAAGAGGAATAGACGCTATGACCTGTAGGCAATCAATCAACGGCACACTATACCCGCGCCACGTATCCAACACGCACCTAGAGCTTGCCGAGTTGCTCCAAGCTAATCTGGACGAATGGCTCAAGGGGGTGCACCCCATGACATCACCGGGACTTCGTAAGATATACGCGGAGGAGATCACAGATCAGGCATTTGACGCCATCCATGATCTAGCCATGGATATTGACGCAACCGCAGAGGAGTGGTAAACTATGAAGATGCTAAACCTAGAAGACTTCCTGACGGCACAGATAAACGAGAGGGCCAAGGCCATGCGTAAACGTGAGCGCAAAAGACTGGACAAGATAGAGCGGCGTACCCCTGCACGTAACCCCATGGCCAAGGCTATGTGGGAGAAGGGCCACCCCGTTGAGAAGGTGGAGACAAAATACAACAGGAAGAAACTCAAGAAAGCTGTTGACATCTACCGAGACGGTGGAATATAAATCTATATAAGGCGAAGACACTTACTGAACCACAACAGAAGGAACCAGATCAGATGGACAAAGTAATACTTGACATGCCACGCCAAGAGCCACAGGTTCTTAGCTTCCGCTCACCTACTGCACAGACAGCGCAGGACCTGTTCAATGAACACAATGAGACAGAGCAAGCGCAGAGGTTTCTTGCACCTGTTGAGGAGCAAAGCCTGTGGTTTGAGCGCCCCGCCCCTCACCACGCCAGTGACTTGCACGGGAGCAAGCTTACAGAACTGAACAGTCACAAGGTGTTGGTTGATACGTGGACAGGTGCCAGCACAGGTGTGGTAGGTGACAAGTACAAGGTCACACAGATGCGCGACTTCACTGAGGCCACGGAGGCAATGCTGATGGGCACCCTGCCCAATGATAAATTCAAGGACATGGAGATCAAAGACAGCATGTCCCACGGGTCCGCTGTCCGGTCCCGGAAGTACACCTTCCCTGCGTTCTCTAAGCCTATTGAGACACGCAAGCACCAGACAGAGGTGGCGCTTACCGTTGCCTTGGTCCAAAGCTATGACGGGTCCACCTCCAACGGCTTTGTCACTGGCCTGCTAGATTTCTTCTGCACCAATGGCATGATCTCTGGTGATTACACCAAGGGGAACAAGCGCCACACCTCCGGGTTCAACTTGTCCAACTTTATCCTAGACATGGACAGGGTGGTGCGCGATTTCTACAAGGATATTCAGCGGTATCAGGTGATGGCATCCACTGACATCATGGTGACACAGGCAGAGGCCACCATAGAGGCCCTCCCGGGGATGAGCGAGAAGATGCAGAAAAGAATGAAAGATCAATACCTTACGGAGGTCAGCACCCGTGGCTCCAACGTCTGGGCCTTGGCATCTGCCCTGACCTACTACAGTAGCCACAACTCTGAGGAGTTTCCTGTAAAGGGGTCTGCCTCTAACGATAACGTAACCCGCTCCCTACTGGACAGGTCCCGACAGGTCAACAAGTGGATGAACAGCGGAGCTTTCCAACGGTTGTTGATTGCCGCCTAAACAACTGGCAAGTATAAAGGAGATAGCAGACGATAAGGCAGGATTTGATCACCTGTGATAACTCTAACTTTCTCTCTTGACAGTGACACCTAGGCACGTGTATAAACTGCCTACACTACCAACCCCAACCAAGGAGGATCATGCACATGATCACCATTCGTCCCTCTAACCTTCCTCGCACCGAGTGGGTGCGCCGTGCAGCTGACCAGAAGTGGGTCAAGTGGGTGGAGAA